CTCTGCTGATGGCATTGTAATTGTAATAGTTGTAGAATTAGGAACGGTTGTTACCATAAATTTTTTATCATCAAAATCAGATGATGCAAAATTAGAATTTGTTATCGATGAGAAGTTGTCTAATAAAATTATATCTTGTGCAGATATGCCATGATCTCCACTAAAAGTTATTGTAACAGATGTTTCTCCATTGGTCGTGGTGAATGCACTCGTAAGCGTTGTCGTAGATTTAATAGGGTGTATATCATAATATACTCCACCAGAAAATGCGTATAGAATTCTGTTTGTGCCAATGATAGCATACTTTCTAGCCTTACTGTTTACAAAATGATGAAGTCCTCTACCAGCACCAGTAAGAGCGTCATCTCCTAGTTGTTTCCAACCACCTATTTTTTCTGGAGTGCCATATCTAAATCTTACATTATCACAATCGATCCACTGACCCTCTGCAGTTGTGGCTGTAATTTGTTTATTTATACCTGGCTGAAAACCTATCTTTTGTAGCATAATAACCCGTTATACCAAATTAAACGTTAATTAACAGATTAAAGTACGGGGAGTGTGGTTGTGGTGGTACTCCCCATACCAGTCTATTTTATAGACTATTTTGTAGATTTAGTCAACTTCATGCCTTTAAACCATGCTGGTAAACCAATCATAGGTCTTTTATCAAGAGCATTTTCTTTTGCCATTTTAGATCCGGCTTTGTTGTAATGTAAAA